AAGAACTATATAGACCGCACAGTAAAGATATACACAGCATTTTTAGATGATTCTGAAACATTAATAATTGACCCAGTATTAATCTTTGAGGGTCGTATGGATACGCCAACGATTAGTGAAAATCCAGAGGGTGGTCAATCATCTGTGGCAGTTAGTGCTACTAATTCGTGGGTTGATTTCTCTCGTAAGACTGGCAGACATACTAATAATGAAGAACAACAAATTCATTTTAGTGGTGATAAAGGTTTTGAGTTCGCATCTCAAATAGTTAAAGATGTTATCTGGGGTAAACCAAATTGAATCCAAGTAGCGAGATAGCATTACAAGAGTATGTCCAAGAACAATTAGGTAAGCCGTTTGAATTTGGTTATAACGATTGTCCTTTGTTCGTGGCTGGTGCTATTGATGCGATGAAAGGAACAGAATTAAGGGATAAATATACTGGCTTATGGCACTCACAAGCAAGTGCTTGGAAGTACGCTAAAAAGAACGGTGATTTATCAGAACAATTAAAAAAATTAGGCTTTGAAACAGTTGAATTAAGTCATATCCAAACTGGTGATGTTATTGTTATGGAACAACGACTCGCCCACGAAAAGAAATGGCGTTCAGTGGCGGTTTGTATTGGCAGTAAGGTGGCTATTGTTCGTGATGATATTGGTGTTGAAATTGTGAACATATTTAAAGTGCCTAATATAACAGAGGTATTAAGATGGCAATAGTCGCTGGGGCAGTCGCTGGAATGGCAGCATCAACTGTTGTTGAAAGTTATTTAATGACAACAGCGTTCTCTGCTGTTGCGTTTGGAACAGTTACTTATGCCGCTATTGGTGGTGTGGTGGCTGGTGCTGTTGTAGCATCATCTGTTACTGGGGCGTTAGCAGAAGAACCCACACAACCAGACTTTGCTGGTGGCGGTGGTGCGAGTGCTGCGGCAGGTATGCTTATTAACAAACAAGCAAACGATGCACCAATTCCAGTTGTATATGGTCAGCGTAAAGTCGGCGGTACTCGTATTCTTCTTGAAGTTACTGGTACTGATAATGAATATCTGAATATTGTTTTAGCGGTATCAGAGGGTGAAATTGATTCATTCGAGAACATCTATTTGAACGATGTTTTATCAACCGATTCAAAGTTTACTGGCTTTTTAGATACATATACACATACTGGTTCAACTACTCAATCAGCAGACTCTAATTTGGTTAGTGATGTTACTGGTTGGACTACTAATCATCAATTAAAAGGCACAGCATATCTTTATGTTAAGTTGAAGTTTGATCAAGATGTTTATGCTTCTGGTTTGCCAACAATTACTGCCGATGTTAAAGGTACTAAAGTTTATGACCCAAGAACATCAACTACTGCTTGGAGTAACAATCCAGTTTTATGTATTCGAGATTATTTAACAAACACCAGATATGGTCGTGGAATTGAAACATCTCTAATAGATGACACTTCATTTAATGCTGCCGCTAACTATTGTGAAGAAAATGTAACAATTGGCGGTGTTAGTAAAGACAGATATACTTGTAACGGTGTAGTTAATACTTCTAATGGTTCAATGGATATTTTGAAGAAGTTATTAACGGCTTGTAGAGGGTTCTTGATCTTCTCTGGCGGTAAGTATAAGTTAGTAATTGATAAGGCTGAAACTGCCGCCTTTACCTTTAGTGAAGATAACATTGTTGGTGCTTGGAATATTAGTCTTGGCAATAAGAATAATCAATTCAATAGAATTAGAGCAAACTTCTTTAATCCAGATAGGAATTGGCAGCCAGACTTGGCAATCATTGATTCAACAACATTAAGAACAAATGATAATGGTTTATTATTAGAAAAGACAATAGACTTACCATTCACCTCTGATATTGATCGTGCCAAGATGATTACTACAATCAATCTTAATCAATCAAGACAGCAGATTATGTGCGAGTTCACATCAACGATTGAGGGTTTAAGAACAGAGGTTGGCGATGTTGTTTATATTAAACACGCTACTACTGGTTGGGATACGCTTAATTCAAACTCTGGTAAATTATTCAGAGTAATGCGAATCACCTTGCAAAATGATGATGAGGTTCGTATTCTTGCTATGGAATATGATGCGACTGCTTATGACTTCGGTACTATTAGTGCTACTGATGCCGCACCAAATACAAACTTGCCAGATGCTTTAACTGTAATAGCACCAACTGCTTTATCAACAACTGAATCACTTTACGACACTATTGGCTCTGCTGGTGTTAAGGTAAGAGTTCAGTTAGATTGGACTGCGAGTGCTGATATATTCGTTAGAGAATATGATGTTGAGTTCAAGAAATCAGCCGATGCTACTTGGAAAGTATTAACAACAACAAGAGCAGTAACAGCAAGACTTGATGATGTTGATCCTACGCTTTATGACTTTAGAGTGAGAGCGGTTAATTCAATGGGTGTTAGTTCAGCATATACAACACTAAGTAATGTAACAGTCAATGGTTTAACAACGCCACCAGTTGATGTCGCTGGTTTGTCGTTTATTGCTTTGGGTGGATATGCTCACTTGTCTTGGGATTTAGCAACTGACCTTGATGTTAGAGTGGGCGGTAAAGTACGCTTTAGACATTCAAATCTAACTTCTGGTACTACTTGGGAAAGTTCAACTGACATTGGTTCTGCTGTTGCTGGTCATAATACAACAGTCGTATTGCCATTGTTGACTGGTACTTATATGGCTAAGTTTGTAGATTCAACTGGTAATGAATCGGTCAATGTATCAAGTTTTGTTACGACTACCGTTCCCGATATTATTAAGATGAACGCAGTAGCGACATCAACTCAACACCCATCATTTACTGGTACTAAGACAGATATGATTGCGGTTGATAGTGTATTAAAGTTTGAAGCAGATACATTATGGGATTCGTTTAGTGGATTGATGGATACTTGGGATTTAATAGATGCTTACGGTGGATTAGATAAGTCTGGTACTTATGAATTTGATACTTATTTAGATTTGGGTGCTACATATACAAGTAGAGCAACAGCAAGTGTAGCGTTCACAGCGTTCACTCTTGGTGATTATATTGATGATCGTACCACGCTTATGGATACTTGGTCTGACTTTGATAACATTCCAAGTGATGTAAACCTAGATTTATATGTTGCTACAACTACTGATGATCCATCTGGAACACCTACTTGGACTGCTTGGGCGAAATTCACGGTTGCTGATTATTCGGCAAGGGCATATAAATTTAAGATTGAATGTACTTCAACAGATGTATTACATCAAATAAATGTTACCGAATTAAGTGTAAGTGTTGATATTCCAGACAGAGTACAAGGCGATAATGCTATTCAATCTGGTGTTGGTACGAAGTCAATTACTTATCCATCATCATTTTATGCTATTCCGTCAGTCGGTATTACTGGCTGTGATTTAGACCAGAACGATAGAATGGTATTAAGTAATGAAACCAAGACTGGTTTTGATGTTACATTCTATCAAGGCAACGGTACTGGCTCACCACAAGACATAAAGTTCAATTGGTTGAGCAGAGGGTATTAATATGATACAATTATTTTTAATTTTATAGAGGGCAAATAAATGATTGATATTGTTGGTTATGAAAATCAATATGCTATTACTGACAATGGTCAAATTTGGTCGTATAAGCGTAATAAGTATTTATCTTTATGGAATACTGAAAAAGGGTATAAACAAGTTGGATTGAGAGATTCTAATAACGAGCAGAATAGAGATGTGTTATCAGTTCATAGACTTGTAGCACAAACATATATTAACAATCCAGAAAATAAAACAGAAGTCAATCATATTAATAGTCAAAGAGATGATAATAGAGTTGAAAATTTAGAATGGGCAACACGCTCTGAAAACAATCAACACGCTTGGGATTTTGGTAACAAGGTGTTTAATTTAACAGATAATCATATTTCAAATAGAAATAGGAAAATCACAATAGACGAGGAAAGCGAAATGTGCGAAGCATACGATACTGGATTATTTTCACAAAATGAACTCGGAAAATGTTTCGGCATTAGTCAATCTCGAGTTTGTAGAATCACAAGGGGGATAAGATAATGCCACCAATTCACGATTATGTCATTGCGAATCAAACAGGTGCGAATACTCGTTCTGATTTGAACAACGCATTTAGTGCGATTGTTAGTAATAACAGTAGTGCGACAGAACCAACTACAACCTATGCTTATATGTGGTGGGCGGATACTGGTAATGATTTATTAAAACAAAGAAACGCGGCAGATAGTGCTTGGATTAGTATCTTAACATTATCAACTGGTGCGGTATCTAATGCGGCAATAGCAGATGATGCTGTTACCCTTGCTAAAATGGCGGCTGGTACTGATGGTGAATTAATTACTTATGATACATCTGGCGACCCAACAACTGTGCCAACTGGCTCATCTGGTGAAGTATTAACATCAAATGGTGCTGGTACTACGCCAACATTTCAAACATCAACACATACACCTGATGATAATTCAGTAACCCTCGCTAAGATGGCACACGGCACAGACGGTGAGTTAATCACTTATGATGCTACTGGAGCACCTGCTAATGTAGCAGTAGGAACAAGTGGACA